CCGGGGCTTTTTGATTAATTGTTTAACTCGTCCCATTTTAACGGGACACTAATGTAAGCGTATAATTTATCAAATGCACTTTTTAATAGTTTGTGAATTACAATACCATTTGACTCTAATTTATTCAAAGCCTTACCTAGAGTATCCTCTCCCGTTTTTTCACGACAAAAGACTTCGACTGCAGATATGGATTCCTTTATGGAATTTCTATAATCAGCCACTGGTCTTTTAGAATACAATTCCAATGCTCTGTTTAAATGTTCTCTGATGTTGCCATCACCTGTCGTTAATGCAGTTTCAATTGATTTGATTTCTTCCTCAGAGGTTATTTCTACAATTTGATTGTTTATTACACGATAACTAAATTTTAATCTTTCAAATTCAAAATTTATATTTTCTATGTAATCTTTTATGATTTTCTCTGAGATTGGAGGCATATTACAATATTTCACCAATGTTTTAATAATTAACTCCAATAAGTCTAGTTTTTTATACCATTCGATAGATGAGTCATCAATCAAGTCAATAATATATCCAGGTTTATAATCTATAATTTTTTGATTTAAATGATATTCACATATGTCTCTTTCAATGATTGTGAAATAATTTTTGATATATCCTAACTCGTTAAATGTAAGAGATTTTTCCAGTTTAATAATACAATTAAATATTGCATTCTGTATCTCCGGTGTGATTCTTTCCCTAATAATAACATCTGATGGCTTGGTGTAACCATATCTTTCAGAAAATAGTGTCATAGTTTATTCTCCTTTCTCAATTTTTATTTTCTTCCCACAGTGAGGGCATACAATATATCCTGCTCCAGTAAACTCTGTTTCTCCGATCAGTTCCGATATGGTTACGTTCAAAACGTCAGCCATCTTCATTAACGTGTCAAGTGACGGGAATGATTTGCCGGTTACGATGTTGCTGACGGCCACCTTTGATATGCCGACCTTTTCAGCAAGTAAAGCGGATGTTACGTTTCTTGCTGACATGATTTCTTTCAGTTGTAAGTTCATAAAGTTCTCTTTAATGTGATTGCTCCGCAAATATATGTAAACTTTATCAATAAAAGTCCATTTGATAAAGTCTGATTTATTAAATGATGTTAATCGATAAATAAAACTTAATCAAAAGTATTGTAAGTAATAAAGTTTACTTTAACTTTGCATCATCAAACAAGAAGTAATAACAATTTAAATACATACGATTATGAAGACTATTAGCAGTGATTACATCAAAGAGATCAAAGAACAGATCAGAGTTATCAATGAAGCTCTTAAAAGAGTGCAAGAAGCTGAAAAGGTTCAAGTGACAACATCTAATACACGAGAGTATGAGACATCTAAAAAAGAAGCTATAAACGCAAGTTCAGAAGTGATGGTTGCTTTAGAAGAAGTTGTAAGACTTGCATCGGCTATGGGCTGTGCTACTGGCCTGTATGACATAAACAAGTATCACAAGATTGTAGAACTTGATTTCAGAGATTATCACAAGTAAATAACAGCAGGGCGAAAGCCCTGCAAATACACACGATTATCAATTCTAAAATGCACGATTATGAAGACATTAAAAGAACAAGTAGAAGAGATTAAGAGCATGAAAGGTTCTAAGGCTGCAAAGAAAGCTGCTTTCGTGAAATTAGGTTTGAGAAAGTATGAAGTTGAACTTCTTATGGCTGAACTGCCTAAACCTGTCAGAGAGACACACAAGTTTACTTTTGGGGTCGAGATTGAATGCTTGGTAGCTGCAAACATGATGAGAGAATGTGCAACAAGAAACGAAATGCCTTTTCAATATGAGGGTTATAATCACGTTGACAACAACCACTATTACAAGTTTGTTTCTGACTCTTCTATCAGAGGTGAAAACCCTATCGAATGTGTTTCACCGGTTCTTACCGGTAAAGCGGGTATGAAAAGCCTAGAAACCTGTTGCAAAGCTTTAAATGAAGCAAATGCACAGGTAAATATATCTACAGGTTTGCATGTACATATCGGGGCTGCAAATCTTTCTGATGAAGCCTACATTAATGTATTCGAAAACTATCAGAAGTTAGAGAGAGTGATTGATACCTTCATGGCACGATCAAGACGAGCCAACAACAGCCAGTGGTGTAGAACCCTTCAAGGCAAGAACTTTGATGTATGTATGACAAAGCATGATGTTTTTAGCGTCATGAATGGTAATAGATACTATAAAGTGAATGCTTGTTCTTACGCTCGACATCAGACAATAGAATTTAGGCAACATCAAGGTTCTACTGATTTCGAAAAGATTTCTAACTGGGTGAACTTCTGCGCTAAACTGGTAGCATGGTCTAAAAAGAACGTACTGAGTTCAGAGGTTAATTCAATTGACGAGATACCTTTCTTGACAATGAGAGAAAAGTCATTCTTTAAATCACGTGCTGAGGTTCTTGCATGAGCCTCGCACGATTAAAATCAAAGAATATGTGCTGTATTATTTATAAGCCAAAAGGTGTTCAGATGCCAACTCTGGATACCTTAAATAAAGTTCAGAGAATCAATCATCATGGTTATGGCTTCGTTTCTTCAAAGCATAGATATAAGACGATGGACTATCAGAAGTTTTTAACTCATCTTTCAAAGGTTGAAATTGAAGAAGAATGCATCATTCACATGAGGTGGGCAACACATGGTTCTAAGTGTAGAAGGAACTGCCACCCGTTTGTCGAGAATGGCGTTTATTTTGCCCATAATGGCGTTTTGCCTATTCAGTCGGTAAATGATATGACAGACAGCGAAATATTCTTCAGAAGTCAAGTTTATCCCCTTGTAATGAAATACGGATATGAATCGAAAGTGACAGAATCCATGATGATGGCTGCTGCTGGCAGTTCTAGGTTTGCAATGATGTACAAAGGAAAAGTAAAGCTGTATGGCGATTATACGAAATTGAATGGTGTGTATTATTCTAATTTAAGATGGTTATGAAAGAGAAAGAAATCCTGCAAGAAATAATCGGGTGGCTGGGTAATGATACAAGCTATTTGTCTACTAGGACAGACTATGCCAGAGGGTATAAATCCGGTATAGAATGTGCAAAAGAAATTGTTGAAAGCATCATCAATAAACACGACCCTGATTTATTACCAAACAATTAGCAAATTGTTTCGTATGCGTTGAATTGTTATTCAAAATTGTCTTCATAATGGGGTATCTTTGTATAGATACCATCGCGGGGTAGAGCAGTGGTCAGCTCGTCACTTTGACTTGGTGAAAAGCAAATAATTGAATATATGAATAGTAGATATGAAATATTGGCTAAAGAAAAAGGTTATTTTGTAGATAAGCAAGGTAACGCATATTCACCACGAGGTAATAAGGTCGGGACTCGCGGCAAAGATCCGTATTTGTATTTTGGTATAAGAGTGTCTAAAACAAAAGTTATCAAAGTATATATACATCGTTTGCAGGCCTATCAAAAGTTTGGCGATTTGATATTTAATGATAACATAGAAGTAAGGCATTTAAATGGTAATTCTTTTGACAATTCATTCAAAAACCTTGCGATTGGAACACCATCAGAAAATGCTATGGATAAACCAGAGTCAAAAAGAAAGAAAATTTCTTTGGCTGCATCCAATAAATTAAAAGTGTATTCAGATGAACTGGTTTTAGAGATACAAAAAATGAAAGAGGCTGGCATGACCTATACAGAATTGAGAAAGAAATACAATATAAAAAGTAAAAGTTCTTTGAATTATATACTAAAAAGGAAAGTATCGCGGAATGGAGCAGATGGTTAGCTTACCACTTTGACTTGGTGGGGGTCACAGGTTCGAGTCCTGTTTCCGCAACTAACATTTAAAATTTACACGATTATGAATGTATTGACATTAAGCATTAGACAGAAGTATTTTGATGAAATCTTAACAGGTAAGAAAACACAAGAGTTTAGAGAAATCAGGCCATCAAATTCAAGCAAATATATTCGCTATGTTTTGAATGGTAAAGAGTATAAAAATCCAAATGACATGCCGTCAGAGGATGAAGAACCTGGTGAAGTGACATTGTCTGCTGTTAAGTATGATGCCATTAAGTTTTTGACTGGTGAGTATAAAGGCAAACGTCCTTATGCCATTGTTGAAGCGAAATCTTCTGAGATACAAATCTTGACAGACGAAAATGATCAAGAAATAGAACTCGAAGAAAAAGGTGTGAAATACATTGCAGCGCAAATGGTTTATGGTTTGGGTAAAGTGATAGAAAAATCTGATTATTAATCTTTAAAAATAAGGCCGAGTCAACGAAACAAGAAGAAGAATCAATCGTACTACAGGTGTAACACGTATTGCACAATACGGTAGAAACACCAAAGGGCAAGCATTATCAAGAGCTCAAAGAAGAGAACAAGTAAGATATGCTTTTAGAAAGGCTGAAGGTCTTGCGGTTGGATAGTTATGACACTGCAAGAAAGGACATACAGCCATATTGACCTCGTCAGACAGAAGACTGACGGGGTTTTGCTGTTTCTGTCCTTGGGTAAGGATTCTTTGGTCTTACTGGACATGATCTACCTAAAGTTTGATAGAGTCGTCTGTGTGTTCATGTACTTTGTCAAAGGTTTAGAGCATATTGAAAGATGGATCGGCTGGGTAAAAGCCAAATATCCGAAGATAGAATTTGTTCAGGTACCCCACTGGAACCTTACCTACATTCTTCGCGGTGGCCTGTATTGTGTGCCAAATCCCAAAGTGAAGTTGCTGAAGTTGGCCGATGTGGTGAAGGCAATGCAGCTCAGATACGGGCTTTACTACACATTCTTGGGAATGAAGAAGGCTGACGGCATGAACCGCCGCCTCATGCTGAAAGGTTACGAAGCAAATGGGTATGAGAACAACGGTATGTGTTATCCTTTGGCCGACTGGACTCAGAAAGACATCCTGTCCTACATGAAGCAGAACAGCCTACCGGAGCCTGTGAGGTATTCACTCAAGGCTAGTTCGGGTGTAGGCTTCAATTTGGATTGTATGTTATGGCTGGAGAAGAACTACCCGCAGGATTTACAGAGAATTTACAAGGTGTTCCCGATGGCTGAGAGAATCCTTTGGGAGCATAAACAAAAACAATAGGTATGGAACTAAGCAAATACATAAAGAGTGAATCGGTGGAACTTAATCGTTCCGCCATTCACTTCGCTGATTATAACCCCAGGAAACTGTCTGAGGAATCCCGTAAGACATTGAAGCGGGGTATTAAGAAGTTCGGTCTGGTTGGTGGAATCGTAGTCAACAAGCGAACTGGCCTTACTGTCGTGTCCGGCCATCAGCGTCTAACAGTCATGGATGAGCTGCAGAAATTCCCTGAGAACGATTACAGAATCCGTGTAGATGTCATTGACGTGGACGAAAAGCAGGAAAAGGAATTAAACATCCTGATGAATAATCCAAACGCGCAGGGTGCATGGGACTATGACGCATTGGCGCGATTAGTTCCAGATATTGATTACCAGGATGCCGGCCTGACAGCTGCCGACCTTAACATGATTGGCTGTGATTTCCTTCTCCAGACAGAGGAAGAAAACTCCATCGCAAATGCTTTGGAAGATATGATGGCACCAGTCACAGAACAGAAGGAAGCCGAAAAGGCCGCAAAACAGATGGAAAGAGCTGAAAAGGTAGCCCACATGAAAGAAGTAAAGCAGCAGGTGAAGAATGCAGCCCAGAAACAGGCTCAGGATATGGATGCTTATCTGATGCTTTCCTTTGATACTTTTGAAGCCAAAGCTGCTTTTTGTGAAAGATTTGGATATGATCCATATTCCAAGTTTATCAAGGGTGAGGTATTTGATGAACAGATAGAAAGAATTGAATAACAACATGAATTTTTAGGAGGAAAGCCGAGTTAGAAGAAAAACATATAGTCAGTTGTATCAACAGTCAAGACGAATAATGTACAACGCCGGAAGGCAATACGGGCTTGGTACAGACAGACAAAGAAGTATAAGAGACAGAACGAAGTCTATAATGGAAAGATATGCGGCAAGGATAGACAGCTATTTCTCAAAGAGAGGAATTGATATTTATGGTGATAAGCCTGTTTCTCGCCGCATTTATATGGGTAACAATAACGGATGATGGATTATGAAAAGTGAATCTCAAAAAAGTAAACATACTGGAAGAAAGCCAAAATTCGATTACAAGAGTGAGGAATTCCTCTCTCAGGTGGAAACGTATGCCAAAAAGGGATTCACTGACAGAGAAATTGCTTTTGCGTTAGGCCTGGCTCCTCAGACGTTCTGTGAAAAGAAGAATGAGCACTCTGAATTATGTGAAGTATTAGCGCGCGGGCGTGCGACAATCACCGCCGCTGTGCGTGCGAAGTTCCTTGCGGTGGCTTTGGGCGGTATCAAGACAAAGAGTACCGTAGTAAGGAAGCTGAAAGACCAAGACGGCAATCTGACCGGAGAAGAAGAACTTCAGGTGAGCGAAAGCGAGCTGGCTCCGAACCTTCAGGCAATGTCTGTCTGGCTGTATCACCATGATGAAGAATGGAGGAAGGTTGAGCGCCGGCAGGACGAAGATGCAGATATTCCAAAGGATATTGACCACGGAATTTCTATTGACTCATGGATTAAAGACAAGCTGAAATGATTGTACCCCAGGCGATATATCATCCGTTATACACCGATAAGGAAAAGTTTATCATTCTCATCACCGGTGGCCGTGGATCGGGGAAGTCTTTCAATGCTTCCACTTTCATCGAGCGGCTTACATTTGAAATGACACCCGTAGAGAAGATTGTCCACCAGATTCTTTATACCCGTTACACGATGGTATCTGCCGGGATGTCTATCATTCCGGAAATGATGGAAAAGATAGATTTGGACGGAACAACGAAGTATTTCAAGACAACCAAAACCGATATTGTAAACCGGATGACCGGCAGTCGTATCATGTTCCGTGGTATCAAGACTTCTTCCGGAAACCAGACGGCCAAACTGAAATCAATTCAGGGTATCACCACCTTTGTCTGTGATGAAGCAGAAGAATGGACCAGCGAGGAAGAGTTTGATAAGATCATGCTTTCTATCCGTAAGAAGGGAATTCAGAACCGGATAATCATCATTATGAATCCATGTGACTCTAATCACTTTATCTACAAGAAATACATCGAGAACACTCATCGATTGGTGGGGATTGATGGCGTGCAGGTACAGATATCAACTCATCCCAATGTACTTCATATCCATACTACCTACTTTGACAATATCGAGAACCTTTCTCCTGAATTCCTGAGAGAAATCAAGGAAATGAAGGAGAAGAATCCTGAAAAATACGCCCATGTGGTTATCGGCCGTTGGGCAGATGTAGCTGAAGGTGCCGTATTCAAGAAATGGGGTATAGTGGATGAGTTCCCCATGTGGTGTAAGAAGGTCGGAATCGGGCTGGATTTTGGTTATACTAATGACCCTACAGCAGCTATCCGATGCGGAATAATAGATAATGCGTTGTATCTGGATGAAGTGGATTATCGTACCGGATTGCTTTCGGGAGATATCATAAAGACTTTGCGACCTTGGAATCTTAGAGTGATTGCCGACAGTGCAGACCCACGACTCATTCAGGAAATCAGTAATGGTGGAATTAAGATTTATCCAGTGGAAAAGGGTAGTGGTTCAGTCAATGCCGGTATAGACAAGATGCAAGGTATGGAAATCTTCATCACCAAGCGTTCTTATAACCTTCAACGGGAGTTCAGAAATTATGTATGGGCAAAGGATAAGGACGGAAACTATATCAACGAGCCGGAAGACCACGATAACCACGGCATTGATGCTGCTCGTTACTATGTGCTGGGAGAACTTCTCGGTAGGATTATGAAACCGAAAGACATATCAGGAGTATTTGGACATTAAAAATTAATATATGAAGACCTTAGAAGAAATTTTAGCTTTGCCGGATGTAGAGAGAAAAATCTATTATCTGAAGAAAGGGCGCAAGACTGAGCTTCCTAATGCTCATGCTCTTTATAACGATTGGAATCCAAACAAACATGAAATTGTGATTGATGAAGAAAAGTATCCGAAAATCAAAATCACTACCCAGCCTGAGAAACGGATTACAGACCCGACAACAGGGAAAGAATATGTGGAACCGGCGGTAAGGAAAGAAGTTGACCCAAACAGGATTGCTCTTCCTATCGAGCAGGACATCGTGAACATTCAGACGGCTTTCACCGTTGGAACAGAACCGGTCCTTGATTGCCAGCCGGACCAGTCGGAAGAAAGCCTTCTTTCAACATTGAAACAGGTGTTCAAGAAGAACAAACTGAAATACCAGAACAAGAAAGTAGTCCGGGCATGGCTCGCCGAGCAGGAAGTGGCCGAATACTGGTATGTGGTGAAGGATGACGGCTTCTGGGCAAAGCTTAAGCGAAAGATTTCAGGACTTTTCGGTAAATCAAAACCTGAGTACCGTCTGAAGAGTGCCATCTGGTCCCCGTTCCGTGGTGATAAACTCTACCCTTTTTTCAATGACCAAGGGGATTTGGTGGCCCTATCCCGTGAGTACAAGAAGAAAGACCTGAACGATGTAGAGATTACCTGCTTTATGACCATAACAAAGGATATGGTTTACCAATGGGAACTGACAAGTAATTGGACCGACAAAGGTACTTTCGCACATGGATTCAAGAAGATGCCGGTGATTTACATGTACCGTCCGGAAGCGTACTGCGAGAAGATAAAGAGTATGCGCGTCCGGCTGGAGAAACTTCTTTCAAACTATGCGGACTGCATCGACTATCATTTCTTCCCTATCCTCATGCTTTTTGGTAACGTAGAGAATTTCTCCGGTGAGTTCAAGAACCGAGTGGTCGAGCTGACCGGCCAGGGAGCCAACGCCCAGTATCTTACCTGGTCTCAGGTGCCTGATACCGTAAAATTCGAGGTGGAAACCCTGCTCAGTCAGATTTACGGGCTGACCAATACTCCGCGTATTTCCTTCGACTCGCTGAAGGGAACCGGCAATGCCGTTTCCGGTGTGAGTTTTGACTATGTGTTTATGTCTACCCACCTGAATGTGGAGAACCTTAACGAAACGGTCGGTGAGTTCATGCAACGACGTGTAAATTTCCTTGTCTCTGCGTTGGGTTCCGTGAATTCCACACTCGAAGTGGCTTCAGAGACCATCGACGTGGATGTGCAGATGCAGCCGTACAAGTTGGAGGACCTCAAAGACAAGATAGACACCGCCATCAAGGCCAAGGACGGAGAAATCTGGTCACAGAAACGAGCCATCACCTTTGTAGGAAACGTTGATGCTGTTATGGACGAGATTGAATCCATCAAGGAAGAGCAGGCAGAGAAGCAGAAGAACGACATTGAGAAACAGAGACAGCTTTCCGCTCTCAAAAGTGCTGGTAGTAAATCTGAAGAATAGAACAATTCAGTCAGAATATTTACGGGGATAATACAAAACAGAATGATATAAATCTAAAATATTGACTATTTAAATAGCGTTATCTTTCGAGGTATCGCTATTTTCTTTATCATAGTAAAAACATGAATACTTCTTTGTAATTATTCGTTATTTTACTATATTTGCATCGTAATTAAGTCTTAAACGCTATGAGCTACAAATCAGTTAAAGACGTTGTAACGCTGCTTACTGAAAATGGCTTTTGGTTCGTGAGGCAGAAAGGCAGTCACATGGTTTACACTGATGGTAGCCATGTAGTGATTGTCCCCGACCACGGCAAGAAAGGCGTTGAGAAAGGCACTTATTACAACATTCTGAGGCAAGCGGGGCTAAAATAGCCCCCGCCTCTTTTGTTTAACAATAAAAAGGAGGTCAGTATGAAAACCGTAGAAGTGATTGTAGAACACGCAGGAAATAATCTTAGTGCCTATATTGAAGGTGCTCCGGTGATAACGGTTGGCAACGACGTGAAGGAAATCGAGAAGAACATGAAGGAAGCTGTTGAACTTTACCTGGAGTCATGCAAGGAAATGAACATCGCTCCAGTGGAAATTTTGCAGGGTGAGTTCACATTGAAATTCAAGATAGATGCTGCTACCTTCATCAACTATTATAGCAGTATCTTTACCAAGGCCGCTCTGAGCCGGATAACCGGAATCAATGAACGCCAGTTATGGCATTATGCGGCTGGAGTACATAAACCACGCAAGCAGCAGTTGGAGAAGATTCAGAAAGGTATTAACGCGCTGACAGAGGAACTGGCAGCTATAAATTTGTTGTGATTATGATAGATGTTAAAGAATTAAGAATAGGTAATTATGTTAAGCCTATAAATGATAATGGCAAAGAGGGTAACATTGGAACTGTATTTGCTATAGGGAATTATCTAGTTAGCGTTAATGGTAATAATAACCAATACGATTATCATCAAATTGAGCCTGTTCAAATAACAGAAGACATATTAAGTAAATGTAAATTTGTGAAACGAGAATGGGATGATACGGTGGTATATTATAATCCACTGATGGAACTCGATGCTTATTTTCGTTTAAATAGAGTTGGTTATGATGTAGAAGTGAAATATTTACATCAGCTTCAAAATCTATTTTTTGATTTGACTGGGAAAGAGTTGGAAGTAAAGTTCTGATTTATTATGGAGGAGATAATAAAAAGGTTTATTGTTTTTTTTGAAAGTGACAGAATTTCAATTTCTCGCAAAATAGCTATCCCTTTATTAGTAGTGTTGACCATTTTATTATTGGATAATGTTTTGGGAACATCATATTATTGGATAAACGAAATGGAAACTGATTATATTGTAAAAGTTGAGGAAGCTAAAAAAATATGTGAATCTGATTCTGTATTAGTAGCTCATTTTGATGAAAAAATATCAAATGCAATAAAGCGACAAAATGTTTTTCAATGGTTTGCTTCATTGTTTAAAAATACAGGGCTTGAAAATGTAGAAGAATCCAATAGTACAAATTTAAATGGAAATATATTTTCTAAAATAGAGAAATGGTTCCCAGAAATTAAAAGAAATCAAATGTGGCATACCATAACTTCTTCTCTTTTGTGGATTATTTTTTTAGCTTTCTTATCATTATTCCTGATTTTTGCACCATTTGTCGTTGAGAAGGATAAAGTTGCTACTATATTAGGTGTTATAATTGGAATTGGTATATTAGCATTTTTAATCTGGATAACTCAGTGGATATTTGGTTTGATTCCTGTAATACTTAATAGAGCATACATAAATTATATTTTGCAATTAATAATAAATCTCATTCCAATAATAGCTTTGACTGTTGGAACAATAAAGGAAGTAAAGAAGAAAAAACTTTCATAATATCTTCAAATATAAAAAAGCGTGATTCCCCCAGTAGTCACGCTTTCCTTTTGTCTAAAAACGAACATTCCCCTAATTGTTTCGTATCGTTAGCCTTAAAATTTCCTCTTCCCTTTCTCTATAAGTAAATTTACCGTATGAAATTATTAATCAAACTCATACGGTATGACAATCTTTGAACAAATCTTGGCAGGACTGCAACAGAAATTCGCTGGGGTGGACACTGCCACACTCACCCGTATCGCCACAAAGAAGGCAGAGGGTGTAACGGACGAAACGCAGGTAAACTCCATCGTTGAGGGTATCTCATTTCAGGACGTGCTGACTTCATACGGCGATTTCCGTGCCGGGGATGCTCGAATCACAGCGGTTGCAAACTATGAGAAGAAGCATAACCTTAAAGACGGAAAGCCAATCAAGGAACCGGAAGAAAAGAAAGACGAAAAGAAGGATGATAAAAAGGACGAAGTTCCTGCATGGGCTCAGGCTTTGATTGATTCCAACAAGAGCCTTTCTGAAAAGCTAACCGCTTACGAAACAGAGAAAGCGCAGGCGCAGCGCAATTCTCAAATTTCAGCAGTGGCGAAGAAGTACGGTATTCCCGAATTTATGCTGAAAGACCGCAACATTCCTGAGAACACGGACTTGGATACCTATTTCAAGGACATGAAGCAGGATATGTCTAACAATGGTTTTCAGTTCTCCAAAGCTCCTGAGACTGCCGAACAGAAGCAGGAGAAAGAAGCGAGTGAGTTCGCCAAAATGATTGAGGCGGACACAAAATCTATTGTCGAACAACAAAACAAGTAATTTATGTCAGCAGGATACAAGTATTACATGGAGCCTGAACCGTCCATCGAGGAACGCTATGATGTTTCTACCGGAGTAAGACGCAGAGGGCCTTACAAGCTGGATACGACCAACCTTGTTGCTGGTTCGTTCCTACCATCTTTCACTCCCATTGCCGCCGACTTAGTAAAGAAAACCGCTCAGGTGGCCATCCGTGTAGAAGTCTATGAAAAGTTTACCACCGGTTCCAATACCACTTTGAAGATCAAGAAAAACTCTTTGGCTTATGTGGGTATGCATCTGGGTAATGGTTCTCATGGAGCTACCATCAACAGTATTGACAAATCAGACAAAGCTTTCGATAAGTTGACGCTGGCTGCCGACTTTGGCGAAACAGTGGAAGCTGGTACTGTACTCTATGAAGCTACAGCTGTAAGCGGTACTACTCCAAAGGTAGTTGCTAACTCAGCTCTGTACGGAAGAGTACAAGTAGAAGAAGGCGTTGTATTAGTTGCTCTTTTGATGCGAGCATTTGAAATTGAGCCTACCAAATTGGCTATGCCTTTCTCTGACATTGATAAGGCTAACATGCCGCATTTCCAGTTCAACTCTGCAGGCGTGCAATCCCCGGCTGGTGTTTCGTATGAACTGCCAGAAGCTTCTGATTCTGTGATGGGAGGTATTCAGTTGGGATTCTCTCAAAGCGGAAAGAAATATCCAGTAGCATTGGAAGGTGGAAAGGCGTATGTAGAAGTACCTTGGACGGACAATAACACTACCTATCAAGCAGCTAACTCAAGTACCTTGGGATTGGTAAAGCAGGGTGCAAAAGTTGATGATGCAGCAGGTGGTGATGAGAAAGATAAAATTAATGCTCTTCTAGCATCGTTGAGAGCAGCAGGTATAATTGCAAGCAAATAAAGAAAGGAGGACTAATATATGATGCTAACTATTCATACTCTGTTTAACGACCCCAACATCGTTAACGCCGTTATTCAGCGGGTCCTTCAGACACGTAAGGATACTATCTATTGGCAGCAGTATCTTGACTTCCGTAGAACAACTACCCGCGTGTTCAAGGACTACATTGGACAAGTTACGGGCGTAATGGCCGGTTCCATTAACTCACGATACGGCGAGAAGCCTATCCGTGAACGCCGGAATATCGGCTCAGGATATGGTGAAATCGCTTATCTTGGAGATGCTTACCAAATTTCTATTGACCGTCTGTCTGAACTTCAGGACTTGATTGACAAGTTCAATGCAGCAAAACCTGCTGACCAGGTAGCAGCCATGCAGGAAATCGTGAACTTCATCTATGACGATTACCGCCAGGTGCTTCTGGCAGCTCATAAGCGCATGGATATTATCGTAGGTTCACTTCTGATGACCGGAGAAGCAACAGTCAAGAACAAGGACGACAATGCCGGAGGTGTCGATCTTCTTAACATTGAATTGCCGTTCAAGTTCATTAAGCCTGATACTGGTGCGAAGACGAACTTCATCACCTATTTGCAGCAGCAGATTAATGCACTGAAAGCGGACTATGGCAATTTCCAAAAGATGATTATGTCACGAGGAACTTTCGTGAAGAATATCATCGGGTCGGCTGAGTTTGGTGACAAGTTCAAGATGCAGCTTACAGGAAATGAGATGTATCTTTCAACCGGATTGATTACCTCTCAACTGGCTTCCCAAGTGTTCACTGGCATCGGGCTTCCGGCCATTGAAATCAAGGAAGATTACGTAAAAGACCAGACCGGAAAGAACGTGCAGATTTACGCAGACGACCGTATCACCTTGCTTCCGCAGGATAAGGTTGGTTACATGCGCTTCCACACTCCGTACGAAGCAGTGGACGGCGTACCGGGACGTAACTACACCCAGGCAGACGGTGATATGCTTATTTCCGGTTACAAGGACAAGAACGGCCGTTATCTGGAATACACCGCTGAGTGGATTCCGCAGATTACGAACCCGAACCTGATTGTGAACTTTGATTTGTCAACCATGAACGCATGACAGTAAACGGCTACATATCACAGAAGTTTCAGACCTTCGGCATTAATTTGTCGGAGGCTGACCTTTTGGAGATAAGTCTGTCTTCAGGGATAAGCGGAGAGGATGAGATGGACCAGTCAAACATCGGGCTTATTTCGGTGGCTATGGCTGAGTTCATCCCCTCTCTATTACTTAGAGCCACTTCCATCAGCGAGAATGGTTTCTCTATGTCTTGGGACACCAAAGGCGTGAAGGAATACTACTCGTTTTTGTGCAAGAGGTACGGCCTTGAAGATACGTTAAGCGATAAACCTAAAGTCAGATTCTTATGATATTCGCGCCCCATACATTACAGGTTAAAGTCACCATTCCGATGGAAACAGACGAGTTTGGCCGACCTATCCCCGGAACCGGCGGAGAAAGCTGGCAGGACGTATGTAAGTGCCGGTGTGACGACAACTCTACCAAAGAGTTTACTTCGGAGAACGGTGAGGTGTTCCGACCGAATTATCACGTAGTCTGTGAGAAGAAAATCTCACTGAGTGCTGGTGATGAAGTCAGATGTATGGACGGTGAGAATGTCCGTGGAACTGGCAAAGTTTACATGGTGAAGAATACAAACTATTTTGGTTACTCAGAGATATGGATGTGAAGTTTGATTTTTCGGACGTGGATAGCTTTTTCGAACAAGGTTATGCCGAGGTGAAAGCCGTTGAGGAGAAGGTTGGTAAAGAGGCTGTCGATTACGCTGTAAAGAATGGCAACTATCAGAACCGGACCGGAACACTCCGTAAGTCAAATAAGTACTCAGCTCAAGATGACGGATTGGAGTTAAGGAATGAAGCCGAATACGCTTCGTTCGTGGAATCCAAAGGCTACGAAGTCTTGACTGGTGCAGCCCTATATGCTGAGAAACGATTGAAGGAGGAAATCAAATGATAGTAACTACCGACATAGCAAATATACTTTACCGAGATTGCCAGCCTTTTGGTATTGACATTGTTCCTCACGGCAAGAAGCTGACGGGTGCGATGAAGTCCGAAAGGATTGTTATTCACTCTAAAAAACAACAGCCGGGGACGTACTGGAAGAAATCCTTCGTTGAGGTGAACCTTTGCGTTCCTGACTTGAAAGAAGGTGAAGCCAGCACCATCCGGCTGAACGCACTGGAGAAACAGGCGCAAGAGCTATTCGACGGCATAACCGGACGCTATGATGGTACCACCTATCATTATTCTATCGAGTCAATCGGAATAGAGGAGGACACATCCTTGAAGTGTCATTATGTGAATGTAAGAATTTTGTTTGAAGTTTTAAATGTGAAATGATATGGCAGAAGCAAAGAAAATAACAGCTGTAAATATCAAGAAACTTTGGTATGGTGAAACAAGTGCTATTGCAGAAGATTTGACCGGACAGGCTTTGTATACTCTTTTGCAGGGGGAGACCTTGAAAGAAGTCAAGAATATTCACCAGGATACCTGGACGCTCGAAGAAGCGGAAGCAAGCCGGACTAATTATAAAAACCAGCTCACGGGACAGACCTATCGAAGCGAAAAGGAAATGGGTGATGTAACTGTCAATTTCACCATTGGAGAATACGATTACCCAACTAAGAAAGACCTCATGGGTGGTGATGTTATCAATACTGACAAAGGATGGAAACGTGCGCGTGGTAAGGTGAATATTGAAAAACTGATTGTTGCCATGACCGATGATGATCAGTATTGCGTCATTCCTCGTGCCGACATCGGTGCCCGAGAAGCAACTACCGATAAGGCTATCGGTCTTCCCGTCAGTGCTGTGGAGTTAGAGCCGAAAAATTCGGCAGTTGCGCCGGAGTATTGGTTCGATTTCGAAGAAGTTAAAGAGGCATGAACTGATGTAAAGGTCGTAGCAACGCCTTCAGATGCAACAGTAAAGCTGGACGGGCAAACGGTCAAGACCAAGAGGGTGAAATCTGGGATATCCGTTTCCTATGAAGTATCAAAGGCAGGCTATACCACACAGTCAGGAAGTATACCTACCTCCCTGTCTGATGCTTTCAAGACCGTTGAGAAGAAAATAACTCTCGCTCAAGAAAGTGGCGGTTAGTTTTCAGGATGTTTAATGGGTGGGGCTTCGGCTTCACCCTTTTTCTTTTAGTTATGAATCAAGGAGCAAAAATTATATCAGAATCTATTATTGGCAGTGACTTTAGAACAGTATTTGTTAATGGGAAAGCATATACTGTTTATCCTCCTACTGTTAACAATTTATCAGGTGCAATCTCTTATTTGTCTGGAGTACAAGAAGCGGACAATCTGAAAGAAGTTCTGTTCTCTTTAGGAGAGAGTAAAGCCTATAGTAAGGCATTATCGTGGTTGATTACAGGTGATGAGAGTTTGAGTGAGGAGTTAGCCAATGGAACATACGAAGAGAACGTGAACGCTTTGGAGGAAGCATTGTCCATGATTGACTCAAAGGTTTTTCTGAAAGCTGTCAGCTTGGCGAAGAACGTAAGTCTGCTGGCAGCGAAACCGAGGTTGTAGGAAATGATACTCTTCTTGGTCAGATAGCATCGTTCATGGAAAATCTGCATCTGTCTTATCGGGAAGTGGTCTATGAGATACCATACAGAAACTTAATATTAATGCAACGTGATAAACTCCACACCATTACCGGAACGAAGGTTACAAAGGTGAAGGGTAAGGATATGGCTTCACGCAGACGAAGAAACAAGAAATAGATATGGCTCTATTAGAATGTTAAAAAGCAACAGAAACGTTACTTTTTTACGTTACAAAGTTTGCTTAATAGTAACGAAAATGTTACCTTTGCATTGTCAATTAAAAGTTCTTTGATTTATGAAGTTTTCAGAGTTTTACAAATTGATTGAGTCAGCAGGCTGGACAATCGAAAAGGGAAAGAAACATCACAAGTATGTTCATCCCGACTTTGACTACTTTATCCCTGTAGGCAGACATCCGGCCAAAGAGATACCTAAAGGTACTCTTGACAGCATGATGAAAAAGGCGGGGTTAAAGAAGTAAAAGAACAGCACCCACTTCGGTGGGTGCATTTAATTGACAAAACTTAAAATACACGATTATGAAGAAGATTCAGGCTATTATTGAAAAAGCAGATGATGGAGGAATCTCTATCTATTCTGAAGATGTAAACGGTGCGTATGGCTTTGGGCTTACAGAACAAGAAGCGAAAGAGGACTTTATTTCTGTTTTAGAGGAACAGGCAGAATATTACAAAGAAAAACATGGTGAATTTCCAAGTTGGTATAAAGCTGGCTATTCTGTGGAGTATGTGTATGACTTAAGTGGATTTTTTGAGGCATTTCCGTTCATCAATGCCAGTAAGTTCGCAAAGGAAATAGGTTTAAATGAATCTGTAATGCGAAAGTATAAAGGAAAGATAATTACAGCATCAGAAAAGCAAAGAGCTATCATACAATCAAAATACAATGAGATACTTAAAAGAATGGCAAATGTCAAGTTTTGATATTCCAGCCGTGAGGCTCTGATATAAATTAAAGAACAAATTGACAATCGGGCGCATCATAATGGTGCGCCTTTTTTGTTCTATTCCGAGATGGAGTCTAATTATTCAAAAATAGAAGTTAAATTGCACGACAATTGCCAAGTTGTTTCGTTTTTGATTTCAAAAAGTCTGAATACTATTTGCTTATATCATAATTTTAAGCATTAATATTTAGATTTTTATTTATGGCAACACTCGTATTCCGTGTATCAAGTGACTGGGAACAGGTCGTAAAGCTAAGACAAGAATGTGAAAAGCTGGAAGCCCAGCTCAAAAAAATGGACGTAAACAAATCCCCTGCAGCTGCAAAGGCTTTAGAAACGCAACTGGCATCCACCCGCCAGCAGATGATGGGACTGGTAACTGAGGCGGCTAAAGCTGGCGCAGTGATGGAGAAAGACTTTAAATCCAATATTTACAATGCCTCACAATCTGTAAATGATTTTACTCAAAAAATTATTGACCAGAAAAGAGTTGTCAAAGACGTAGAACATGATGTTAAGCGGTTGGGCGATGCTTATAAAACAGCTTTAAAAAGAAATCCGACGGGAGCTGCAGGCTTATTATCAGAATACCAATCTGCAAAGAAGACTCTCGATGAAGAAAAAGCTACTTTATTTGGTTTGACTCAGCAGCAGGCTGAAGCCCGTCTTTCAGTAAAGAGACTGAAGGATGAATATGCAGCCTTTAAGGAGGAAGCAGGTGAAACGGTCGAAGCAAATGAAAAGATGTCCGTTTCCTTAACCAAAGTACTTGGTGTAATAGGTGGAGTAACTGCCTTGAAAAACTTTGCCACAGAACTTGTCAATGTACGAGGACAATTCCAGCAGCTTGAAATTGCTTTTTCAACCATGCTGAAAAGTAAGGAAAAAGCAGATAAACTGATGTCGGAACTGGTGGATATTGCCGCAAAGACGCCCTTTGACCTTCAAGGGGTGGCATCATCTGCCAAGCAAATGATTGCTTACGGTTCGTCAGCTGAGAATGTGGGTGATGAGCTTGTAATGTTGGGAAATGTAGCCGCCGGTGTTGGCTCCCAGCTTAGTGAAATAGCCTATCTCTATGGCACATTAAGGACACAAGGAAGGGCCTATGCGGTCGATATTCGCCAGTTTGCAGGACGTGGTATTCCCATCTACGAGGAACTGGCAAAAGTGCTTGGTGTGACAAAAGATGAAGTTTCCGGTTTAGTAAAGGAAGGCAAGGTAGGATTTAAAGAAGTAGAACAGGCCTTCAAAAATATGACTAGTGAATCAGGAATCTATTATAACCTGATGCAAGAACAGTCTAAGTCTCTTACAGGTCAGTTGAGTAACCTTGGAGATGCTTGGGATACAATGTTGAATGAGATTGGAAAAGATACTCAGGGAATTGCTTCTGCAGGTATTTCAGGATTGAAAGGTCTTATTGAGAACTATGAAACTGTTGGTAAGATTTTGATAGGACTGATTGCTACATATGGGACATATAAAACCGCTCTTATTGTAGTGCGAATAGCTCAGGATACATTAACGGCCAGAATGGAACTTGCAATACTGGTTACTAAAGCCCAAATGATAGCACAAAAGGCCTTGAATACGGTTATGAAAGCTAACCCGTATGTCCTGGTAGCTACGGTTCTTGCCGGGCTTGTTGCTACTATGTGGGCCTTTCATGACAGCACAACCGCATCGGAAAAGGCACAGCAAAAATTCAATGAAGAACAAAAGAATTTTGCGAATCAGGAAGAGGAACGCAAGAAAAAGATAGAAGAGCTGATACGTGTTATCCAAGATGAGACAGAAACAGAGTTTTCAAAGATAAAGGCCTATGAGGAACTGCAAAGGTATTCTCCTGCACTTTCTTCTGCTTATACCCGTGAACAACTGGCTGTACTCAATCTTGCAGAAGCAAATAAAGAACTGAATAAGGAACGAGACAAGAACAGTTATGAAAACATACTAAAGAATATACAACAATGGGAGGAGAAAATAAAATCATTAAATGCTTCTTTAAAAAATGCGGGGCAAGGTGCCCCATTAATCGCTTCACAAATAGAATCAGCAAAAGCAAATCTTAACAAGTGGAAATCAGCCCTGAGCGAATATAATCGACTGAAAAAGGAAACAGGGGAAAACTCGAAACCTGTAGAAGTCAAGCTAATGGAAGCAAGAAGTAATCGTGAGCAGATTATACGCGAATACAATATAGCAAGACAAATATTGCAGGAAGAGCAAGAAAAAATTAAGAATTTTCCTTTTGCAACAATTCCTATTGACGTTCAAATACGGTTCAATAATGCGCAAGCAGCGCTAAAAGGGATTGACGGCACCATATCTGGCCTGGAATCGCAAAGGGAAGCATCGGAAAAGTCGTATCAGCAAGCATATAAAGAAGCAAAAGCTGTTTACGAAGCAAAATTAAAGGCTGTAGAGGATGCTAAAAAAAGTACTGAGTCAGCTTATAAGAAAGCTGTAGAAGAGTTGGAAGCGGCAGAAAAATCATATAAATCGCTCGGTGGTGTAACAGGAGACACTCTGACCAAACAAGAGAATAATGCGAAGAAAAATGCCGAGCGACAAAAGAAGGAGCAGCAACAGATTGCAGAAGAACTCCTTCAGCTTCGCAGGACCAATCAGCAGGAAGAAATCAACTTGATGGAAGAAGGTTCTGAAAAGAAGCGCAGACAGATTGAGCTGGATTACCAGCGAGAAATCGACGAAATTAGGAAACAGCGCAAAAAATGGGAAGATGCACAAGAAGGAAAACTTACGTCTGAACAGCGGGAAGTATTAGGAAGTCGTGCGTCTAATGCCATGACGTCACGTGAAAAAGGTCTGGCCGAAATTACAGAAACTGAAAATCAAGCTGCAATCGAGGCCAACGAACGTTACCTGAAAAGCTACGGTACATTTATGCAGAAACGTGATGCAATCATAGCTGAGTACACCCGTAAAATCTCGGAAGCTACTACTCAGGGAGACAAGGACATACTCCAGAAAGAAATGGAGAAAACTCTCTCTTCCCTTGATCTTGAGAAGCTGAAACAGGGAATCAACTGGGAACTTATCTTCGGTGACTTGGACAAGGTATCCAAAGAATCCTTGAACAATGTAAAGCAGCAGCTTAGGGATTTCAAGAACTCCGAAGAATACAAGAATATGGCTGTTGACCAGAAGAAGGTCATTGACGAGGCGTTGAGCAACATCCAGTCAACTCTTATCGACAAAGGAGGATTGTTGGCCGACCTACCCGAACAGTTAAGCGAATTGGCCAAGGCACAGGAAGAACTGTCACAAGCTCAGGAGGAATACAACGAAGCCATGAGAAGCGGAACAGATGCACAGAAGGAAGCGGCCACGAAGAAACTGAATGATGCCAAGAAAAGACAGCAGAACGCTCAGGTCAATGTACAAAAGTCGACAGATAAAACGACAAGCAACCTTCTCACATTGTCAAACGTCATTACCCAGCTTGGTTCAAACTCTGAAATTTCCCTCTCTCAGGTCGGTGATTTGGCCGGAAATATAGTAGACATATTTGCAGAAGAGAGCGAGAAACTTGGAGGTATAATTGGAGCTGCATTTTCTCTTTTAGATGCCATCGGGACGCAGGGGCTGGATGGTTTCATAGGTAACATATTCAGTAGTGTCTTTAAGTCTGTAGGTGGAATATGGGATACCCTGACTTTCGGAGGATTCAGCAAACTCTTCGGTATTGGAGGAAACGAAAAAGAGGTTCAGGATACAATCAACAGACTCACGGACAGAAACGAAAAGTTGCAGTCTGCCATCGAATCACTTACAGAAGAAATGAAGTCCAGCAAGGGAAGCGAGAAATCCGTAGCAGAGTACAATAAAGCCATCAAGTATCAGGAGGAATACAACAAGAATGTCCTTTCAAAAGCGCAGGCCAATGCTGGCTATCACAGTAAGCATCATAGCTGGGCCTATTACATGGGCTGGTCGGAAAGTGACATACAATGGATTCGGGAAAATGTCATGGCAGAGTTCACAGGTACAGATTCCTTGTGGCAGATGTCTCCGGAGCAGATGGATTTATTACGTCAGAATGTAGACTTGTGGCAGAAAATGGCCGATTCAGGGAAAGGAGGCTATGGAAATGCTGTCGTTGATGCACTAGGTGAATATGCAGATTTGGCCGGAAACCTCGAAGAACTGAAAGAGGGTCTTTTCGAACAGCTTACCGGAATAAGTTTTGATTCCATGTATGATAGTTTTATTGATACTCTCATGGATATGGATGCCTCGGCGGAAGATTTTGCGGATAACCTATCCGAATACTTTATGAGTGCCATGCTTTCAGATAAAATCGGTAACATGTACAGCCAGAAGCTTGAAGACTGGTGGAACAGATTCGGTGAAAGTATGAAGGACGGAAATCTGAGCGAGAGTGAACGCAATTCACTCCAAAACGAATATATGGAGTACGTGAATGAGGCATTGAAACTACGGGATGAACTTGCCGCAGCTACCGGATACGACAAGACAGGTAGTAGTTCCCAGCAGTCGGCTTCCAGCCGCGGATTTGGTACCGAGATGACACACGAAGACGCAGGCGAATTGAGCGGCCGTTTTACTGCCGTGTATGAATCCAATCTTAGGATAGAGACAGCAGAGCAGCAACAGACGGTAGCCATTACCGAACTGCGAGGCTCCATCAGTTCCTTGACATCACAAGTAACTGGTCTGTACAACATCGCCGACGAGACACGTACCATCCTGGCCAATTCCTATTTGGAGTTACAGCAAATCAGAGAGAATACTGAAGACTCAGCCAAATACTTGAAAGATATTAAGGCAGATATTTCAGAAGTAAAACGTAATACATCAAGACTATGACAGGAGATTTATTTATCAACGGGAAGGATGCATGGGCTACATGGGGTGTCCGTATGGGGGACGGTTTCCTCGATACTATCGACGGATTCAACGAGATGAAGGACTACATCGAGAATGAGAGCCGGTTGGAACATGGAAAACGTGTGATAACCGACAACGCAAAAGTGGACTCGCGAGAATTTACACTACAGTTTACCATCGAAGGAAATTCGGAGAACGACTATCGGACAAAGAAGAAATCTTTTCAGGCCGAACTGGAAAAAGGTGCAGTAAACATCAAAGTCCCGACTCTCGGAAATGAAGTTTACAAGCTGGTTTACCTAGGGAAAAGTCTGTCCTATGGACTAAGTCCTGATCGTTGTTTTGGCAAGGTTTCAGGGAAATTTTGCGAACCAAACCCGATGGATAGAAGCGAATAACGAACATTTCTTTTATTGTTTCAAATGGAAGTCTTGATTTTTAGGGCTTCCATTTTCTATTTATGAACTTTGGGGATATGATTGAAATTAAGGACATATCTGGAAAGACAAGGTTTTCTACCCCCATTAATAAAGGGGCAAAGGGAAAGTTTACACTGATGAAAGAGGATTATATAATCCTTCCCTTCTCGGCGCCCTCTCCCATCCCGTTCAAACTGGGCGACTACGTGGATTTGGCCGGAGCATTGGACGACTCTCTGGGTGGCAAGCTGGCAAAAATCTATGAGATTGTTGACCTTCAGAAGCCCACCTACAACACCTCAACCGGAGGATATGACTACGAATTAAGGCTGGATGCCTACTACTGGAAGTGGAAGAACAAGATATTCAAATACACACCTGAACAGGCAGGTAGCGAAGCGTCATGGTCGCTAACTGCATCCCTTGACGTGCAGTTGGGTGTGTTTCTCCGTAATCTGAAATCATTGGGGTACACTTACCGAGGTTCAGACTTCACATTCAGCATAGACGATACCGTAGAGAACAAGGCTGTAGCAATGACCTACGACAACATAAACCTGTTGGATGCCCTGTTCTCTATGGCGGGTGAGGATAAGTGGAACTGCGATTGCTGGATAACGGACAACGTGATTCATTTTGGGCGAAATGAGTTCGGAGATGCCGTTAAAATCGAGCGTGGTGTCGAAGCGTCGAGCATCACCCGCAGCGAAAGTCAGGGCACTTATGCCACCCGCATCTATGCGTTTGGTTCAACAAAGAATATCCCCACGAACTACCGTCCGACCGACGAGCAGGCCGTTGTGAACGGTGTAGTCCAGAAACGGCTTATGCTTCCGGCCGATACTCCCTATATTGACGCATATGAAGGAATGTCGCAGGAAGAAGCCATCGAAGATGTGGTGGTTTTCGACGATGTCTATCCTCGCCAGGTTGGTACCCTTTCCGATGTACACACCCGTACTGAGAAAGTAGAGAGTGAGGATGGCACCAAGGAAACCGTCACCTATTATCGTTACAAAGATAGTGGACTTACATTCAAGGAAGAGTATATTATCGAAGGACAGGAGCTTCAGATCACCTTCCAATCTGGTAAACTGAACGGCATGGCGTTCGGTGTAATTTTCAATCCTGATCCCAAAGATGAGAGTAGGGGCGAACAACTTTGGGAGATAGTAAGAAATGAGAACTACGGCCGCCCTTTGCCAGATGATATGATGTATCCTGCAAACGGTGACAAGTATATCCTTTCTGGATTTAACATCCAGCTTGTATCAGATCAGTATATCCCGGAGGCTGAGCAAGAGCTGAAAGATAAAGCACAGAAATATGCTGAGAAGGTAAAGAAGGATGACGGTACCTATCCGGTAACATTAAGAAGTGATTGGGTGCATGAAGATTTGATTTCACGCACATTCGAGTTCGGGCAAAGAATAAATCTCGTAGATGATACCTATTTTGAGAACGGACGTATCTCACGTGTCTTGGGATGGGAAATGAGTCTTGATGTTCCTTGGGATTCGCCTGTTTATACGATAGGTGAGAGTATGCCTTATTCTCGTATTGGAGAAATTGAAGATAAAGTTGATGCACTGACCTATAAGGGACAGGTATATACAGGAAACGGAAGTGGTAGCGTATATGTTATCAAAGTAAATGATTCAACTCCCCCTTCAGATAGTAATGTGTTTTCTGCTCTCAGATCATTGAAAATGTTTCTTCGGAAAGATCAGCAAGATGAAACGAATTACCTTCTTTCATTGCTTGGTGGAATCTTGGTTAATAAAATAGCAAAATTCGGTAATTTCATTACAGGTGTTTCTGGTGGTATGATAGACGAAGCAGGGAATATGGAAATGGAATCAGGCTATTTTCGTAAACGATTATTTGTTCCGGAAATAGCTTATAATCGCATTACATATTTCAAAGGACGTGCTGTTATATCTCCCGGGGGCGGTTGCAAAGTAAAGTCATATATAAAGAATGATGATGGAAGTTTTACGGTTATACCAGACTTGACAGAAGCGGACGGACTGAGCCAGTTTGTTGATGACATTCTGTCTGCTTTCTTTACAACAAAAAATGAAGAAGGAAAACTTACTGGTTTTGCGCAAATGCAGTTTCGCGTGACAGAAGCCGACTATGATGCAAAAACATTCAAAATGGTAAATCGTCCCGGGAACAACTACGAACCGGGTGAGGAAATGATACTGGCACAAACGGGGAACTTTACAGACCTAGACCGTCAAACATACATTCTGTTTGATACTCTGAACGGGAATAATTGTATTACTTTCTTTGATAACGCCAATACCTGGGACCCGGAACCGGCACAGATGAAAAGCTGGCTGGGGAAAAAGAAAGGAATGAAAGTACAGGGGTTTGACTGTGACAACTATTCGGCTGTACTACAAAATATCCTGATGACCGGTCTTATATTCCAGACGGATACCATTACCGGTCAGCCGATTCGGGTTCCTCTTGACAAAGGGGCATGGGAGGCTGGGCCACATGCTTATTTTGATAGAGTATCCCATAATGGTTCATTATGGCTATGCATCAACCCGGAAGGTACAGAGTCAGAACCTGCTGATAATAATCCGGATTGGCTGAAGCAGGTTGCAGAAGGTCAGCGTGGCTTACAGGGACTTCAGGGTGAAAAGGGCGAACAGGGTATCCCGGGGCCAAAAGGTGAAACCGGGGCTACAGGAGCAGCTGGTAAAACCTCTTATTTCCATATTAAATATTCTAATGACGGGGGTAAGACCTTTACCGGTAATAACGGTGAGGATGTCGGTGACTGGATGGGTACATATGTTGATTTTACACAGGCTGACAGTAGCAGTGTTTCTTCATACAAATGGATGAAGACAAAAGGTGCACAGGGTGCAAAAGGTGACCAGGGTATTCCGGGAACAAACGGGACGAATGGGCAGACATCTTATTTGCACATCGCTTATGCCAACTCTGCAGATGGTTCTTCGGGCTTCAGTACCAGCGATTCAACCAATAAACTCTATATCGGCCAATATACAGATTTTACACAGGCAGATAGTAACGATTACAAGAAGTATTCCTGGAGTAGAATCAAGGGTGACAAGGGAGACAAGGGTGATAAAGGAGACACGGGACCTCAGGGCGCCAAAGGGGATAAAGGTGATACGGGGCCTACCGGCTCCCAAGGCATTCCCGGTACATCATCATATTTCCATGTAAAGTATTCGGCAAACTCAAATGGTAATCCGATGAGTGATACTCCGAACACCTATATAGGTACGGCTGTAACACAAAGTTCCACAGCACCTACATCTTACACTTCCTACAAATGGGCAAGATTTCAGGGTGCACAAGGGCCTAAGGGTGATCAGGGTATTCAAGGACCTGCGGGAGCCAATGGTAAAACTTCTTATCTGCACATTAAATATTCCAATGATGGCGGCAAGAGTTTTACAGCCAACAACGGAGAAACTCCCGGTGCTTATATCGGGCAGTATGTAGATTTTACACAGGCTGATAGCAGCAGTGTTTCTTCTTACACATGGACTAAGGTTAAGGGAGATAAAGGTGACAAAGGAGATACCGGATCTGCCGGTGTAGGCGTTAAATCAGTAGATGTTCTGTATTATATGTCCACATCAGCAACTTCATTGTCAGGTGGTAGCTGGCAGACAACTTCCCCGGAATGGGTTAACGGCAAATACATGTGGTCGAAGACAAAGGTCACATATACGGATGAAACGACAAAGGAAACAGCTCCCGTATGTATAACCGGAGCGAAGGGTAATACAGGAGCAACCGGCAATACAGGTGCGGCAGGCAAAGGAGTGAAATCGATTGTTGAAGAATATTATCTGTCTGCTTCTTCGTCCTCGACAACAGGAGGAAGCTGGTCAACAACAGTTCCGGCATGGCAAAGTGGGAAATACATGTGGACACGTTCCGTTATCACTTATACGGATAACTCCAAAACCACAACAAACGCAGTATGTGTGAGCGGTTCCAAAGGTGACAAGGGAGATAAGGGGAATACCGGTGCAACAGGTCCGCAGGGGCCTCAAGGTCCCCAAGGTCCTCAAGGTACACCCGGACAGAATGGTACTCCCGGTGCCAGCTTTATCCCATGCGGAGCATGGATTTCAGGCAATGTCCCTTACAAGAAAAACTCAGCGGTAGAATTTGCTGAGAATGCTTTTGTAGCACTGCGTGATACCAGTGCGCCACCGTTTGCTGTTGCGAAATTCAAAAACGGCAGTTTTGTCCGTACGCCTCAGGGATATCTGCTGGCTGGAACTCCATCAACAAACACACTGCATCCCGACTGGCAGCGACTCACTAATATTGAGCCACCGACATTATACTGGTTGGATAGTTCATGCAGTTCAATAGCTTATACATCGACTGGCAGTATGTCTCCGTCAGCTTTTACCGTCAGTTGCAAGAAAAACCGTAACGGAGTTGTTGGTAAGTGTGCCGAACTGTGGTTGGTTGCAAGAAAATATGACGGTTCCTGGCGCTCTCATGCCGGTCCGGTGCAGTCGGCTTCCATCTCTGTTCCGGCGGCTTCCGGCTGCACACAGTTTGCAGTCCGTGCTTATTGGTCATCCTCGGAAGCTAATGCCTGGTCAGACAATTATGTGGCAGAAATAGGAATCGGAGTAGCGGAAGCTGGTGCTACCGGGGCTACGGGAGCTTTCCCACGTGATCGTGGCCCATGGCGTTCGGGAGAATCATACGAGTGGAGTGCAGACTATCGTGACAAGGTAATACATCCTTTTAACGGGGTTTATTATAACTTCCTTGTTCGTACTCAAGGCTCGACGGTTACGGATGCGCCGACATCAGCTAACGGCGATGATAACTGGGAAGCAATGAACAAGCTGGTGAATATTGCCACCGATACATTGTTTTCTGACGGAGCCAATGTCGCAGGGTTTATGTTTAGTGGAGGTGTGATGAAATCACAACAGTCAACAAATGGAGTTGCAAACATGATCCTGAATGGGAATACCGGGTATTTCCATTGTGTCAATGCCGAGATTACAGGTAAATTTATAGGTAATATATCCGCAGACTCCGGAACTATCGGAGGATTCTCAATCGGTGCAAAGAGTCTGAGTAATCTGGCTGCAGATGTGTCTCTCAGCATTGGTAACTATAACAACAGTTCAACCAAATTATTTTCAGTTAACCGGGGGACAAGTGCAATGCTTCAGGTACGACACGATAGTGGAATCTGTATCAGTGCTGAAACTTACGGTTCATCTGATTCTATTGCGATCAAGGCACTCTGTAATGCATCCGGATATGGGCAGGCTATTCAGGCCTATGGAAATGTCTCGCTGTTGGCTAGAAGTACGGAAAAAACCAGAATTAATGGTGTTGTTGTCAACACACGACGAATAACATCATCTGCAACCATCAATGCGAACGATGACTTTCTCATTTTTGGTAACTCTGGGAATATCACAATCACCATGCCGAGTACATCTGCTTCACCTGCTGGGAAAATTCTCTACATGAAGAGAGTTTCCGGTAAAGGAGCTATAACCTTATCCGGTTCATTCCGCAATCCCAATAATTCCGGAGGTGCAAGCTCTCTGGTTATAAATGATGATGTATCCAGATTTTTTGTACGGGATGATCAGGGATATTGGGTTCAATATACCTGTGGTTAATCATAATTTTTAATATCAGCTATATGAAGAAAGTAAACTTTAAAAAAATGCGATTCTGGTCTGGTATCGACCATACTCAAAAGCTGGAACAGGATGTTCGGCTTGACTTGGCCAATCTGATATATCGGTATGGTGATATACGAGGGATGGATTTAGCCCTTCGTATTTACCATTCTGATGGAGATATAGAACTTTCAGATGATGAGTTCACATATTTACAGAGTTTTGTATCTGGACATTGCTCTCCTCAGATGGTAGAAGCTATGCAGGAATTATAAAATATCATTTAATAACCATTTAAAAAAATTACAATTATGGCAGATCAATTCGAAAACCAGTTACCACAGAAAAGTGACGCAAAATGGGTACGTGCATTAGATGCTTCCGGCAACCCAATTTTAATCAGCAAAGAAGACCTCGCATCAGTTGTGGGAGGACTATTAGGGCTAGAATTTGTAAAACGAGAAGATATAAATGATGCAAACACGTTCTTTACTGGATATGCAAGAATTTATACGTCGACTAATTGTCCAGATAATCTTCCAGGTATTATTATATCATTTAATATTAATGGGGTTGTTGTTCAATTCTTTTTTTCAGGATGGCCAAGAAGATTATATGCACGAATGTATTGGGATGCTTGGAACTCATGGATTAAAATTGCTGATCTTTAATCCCATGTCTTTTGTTCATGATTCCATATAAATATTTTCCATGTTGGATTAATAAAGTTTATGTCAATCTTTGCGATATAAGTTCCTGTATTAAAGACTAATAGTATACCATGCCATCCATTTCCATTAAATAAGCCCCTTCCATGCCAATACATCCCTGTTTGATTTGCGTTGTTTAAGTCTTCTTCAGTAGTCCCAATAACTCTTCTAAGTCTAAACCAAGAGTCATTAATCTCTAATAGTCCTCCCACATGTGAAAACCAATTTACAGGAGTATGGTTTTCTTAACGAGTGGGAGGACTAATCGGTATTTCATTAGTGCTGAAAACTAAGGGAGGAATAAATATTCCATCTATAGATTCGACAGATCCTATGAATGAAATTACCGAGAACGGAATATATACTATAATTCCAGCCAACGATACTTATGGAACACTGATTGTATTCCAGTCATTTGGTGGAGCTGGTGGTATTGTTCAGTTTTATGCTCATCCCTTCGGCAATGGAATCTATCGATTTAGAATTAAAACCTCAAACAATAAAAACGAATGGTCTGAGTGGAAAAACTTTTAGGTTGTTTTTCTTTCCCAATTAGTCCATTCTCCATTAGGAAGATTTTTCATTCGGGTATAAATGTTACCTGCATAATCAAAAGCGAACTGCCTTTCTGTTTCAATATTATAGAATCTAATAGCTAGTCCTGCAATATAATTAGCAGTAGGTGTTATGCTCTGTAAATAGCTGGAAACAAACATAACAAGTCTATTGGATGTTGATGTTAAACCTTCATCTAATGTTTCCTTGCGTGTAACATAAGAGTATCGTACGCATGATAATAGTCCTCCCACGACACGTTTGTAGAATTAATTGTAAATTTCTATCTTCGTTGAAAAATGGAAAAAATCAGATACCGTCTTGTCTACAACCGAAAGAAACATTTAAATAAGCAAGGAACAGCACTTGTGCAAGTTGAAGCATCACTTAATCAGAGAAAAATATATTTCAAAACAAACTTATATATCAAGCCAGAGCACTGGGATAAACGAACCTCTCAGGTAATCGGCCATCCACAGGCAAATGATCTAAACTCTATGCTGTTTGAATTTGTTCTGTATCTGCAAGGCATAGAATTGGCTCTATGGAAGAGGGGAGTTCCTGCTACATTATCTTTACTCAAGGATGCCATGAAGAAAAATCGCCCGATCAATATTACATTCCCGATTTTTGCAAAGGAATACGTGCAGCATTCTGACCGACGAGAGAGTACAAAAGAGAATCTGTTTACCACCATAACCGTATTGCAGGAGTTTCGTCCTGGCTTGGATTTCAAAGACATCACTTATACGTTTCTGAAGGATTTTGAGGTGTATCTTCGAGAAAAAGGTAACGGAATAAATACCGTGGCAAAGCATTTAAGGCAGCTCAGAACGCTTGTCAATGAAGCGATAAATCAAGGTTATATCCATGCAGACGCATATCCATTTCGGAAATTCAAGATTAAACAAGAAAAGGGAAGCCATGAGTTTCTGACACCGGACGAACTGAAAAAACTGGAGAACTTGGAAGTTCACGACCTGAAGCTACGTCACGTACTGGATGCGTTCTTATTCTGTTGTTACGTCGGATTACGTTTCTCTGATTTCTGCCAGCTCACTCCGTCTAACTTTATCCGTGTGAATGGTAAACGCTGGTTACACTTCAAGTCGATCAAAACAGGTATCGAGTTGCGCCTTCCGCTGCATCTGCTATTCGAGGGGAAGGCACTGGCTATTCTGGATCGCTACTGTATAACAGAGTTTGCCAGCTTAGGTAGTAATTCGGAAGTGAATAAGGCTCTGTCTGTTATTACCTCCATGGCCCGGATCAAGAAACATGTGACCTATCATACCGCACGTCATACATGTGCTACCTTACTCATCCATCAGGGAGTACCGATAACCACCGTACAGAAGTTGCTTGGTCATACATCTGTCAAGACTACAGAGATTTATTCGGAGATACTTTCATCAACAATCTTACGAGATTTGAAGGCAATAAAAAGAAAGAGAGTTGTAAGCAACTTTCAAAATTATGCTTCACCTCGGTAGAGTATGGGTAGACTTGATAAGGCTCTACCTAAATTCTACTGACATGCCTTGTCTGTCGATTTGAAACCTTTTATTCTTTGTTCGTTTTTACATCATTTATCTTCGCTGTGAAAGGAAGGTAAATGAGTAGATTTGTGTGTGAAATAGTAGTTACGCCCATGAGCGTGTTCCTTTTTCTGGGGATGCGCTTATGGGCGTTTTTTGTTTAATTTAAAACCTTAATTGTATGAAAAGATTCGTTTTCATGTGTGTCGCACTGTTGATGTGTGTAGTGAGTGTTTTCGCGGAAACTTCCGTTAATGTAGAACCTTCTGTTCCAGAGTTTCTGACCGGGTTTGCCAGCTTTACCGGACTGGTATCGATCGTTGTTCCATCTGTGGTAGGTTTTATTGCCTCAAAGTTGAGTAATCCGATGAACAAGTGGGTGACTATGTGGGTGACAGCAGTTGTCGGTATGCTTGTTACTTTTTTCAGCTGGTGGATGAATCTCGGTTTTCCTCCTGCAGATGCAAGTGTCTGGGTTGTGCTGATTGATGCTTTATTCGTGGCATTAGCATCGACGGGGATTGTGTCGATAGTAACGAGTGAATGGCTGGCCAAGTTATTTGGATCCAAAATTAAGACTGAATAATGCAGAACTTGATTTCCATCATAGCCCCGCAGCTTCTTGTTGCTGGGGCTTACTCCTTTATAGGAGAAATTAAGAATGTGGTGTTTGAGCTTCGATGGATGCTGGCATTTATTGTCGTAATGATTGTGGCGGATTTCGTCCTTGGTATCATTGATAGCGTAGTCAAACGCGGTGAGGATTTCCGTTTCTCCCGTGCGGGCCGCCGGACGATGTGCAAGTTCATCGAGTATAACAGTTACCTTGTAGTTGGGTTCATGCTGGGTATCTCCATCCTTCAGCCGATTGGGATATGCAGCTATACCATTTCAGCCATGTGCGGGCTTGGGCTGGCATTCATATTTGAGTTTGATAGTATTATGGAGCATATATGCGAAATTCATGGTATTAAGAACAAGGTCTCAATTAAGCGGTTGCTGGTCGGGTATATCAAGAAAAAGTATAACGCAGCCGGAGAAATTATTGAAGAAGTAACAAAAGAAAATAAGGAGGAGAAGAAATGAATAAGATAGACGCAATCGTAGTGCACTGTTCGGCCACACGTGCTGGGCAGGATATAGGAAAGAAGGAAATTACCCAGATGCACCTGCAGCGTGGGTTCAGCACGATCGGGTACAATTTCGTTATTAGGTTAGACGGTACTGTAGAGGTTGGCCGCTCGCTCACCATTGCCGGGGCACACTGCAATAGTAAAGGGTTCAGCGGGCTAAGTTACAACAAACATTCCATTGGTATCTGCTACGTAGGTGGTACGGATGCGCACGGCAAGGCCGCCGATACTCGGACGCCGGCCCAGAAGAAAGCATTGCGCGAACTGATCGCCAAGTTGATCAAGCAGTACCCAGATATTAAAGAAGTGCTTGGTCACCGTGATACTAGTCCTGATCTCGATGGTGACGGCATTGTGGAGCCTAACGAGTGGATCAAAATGTGTCCGTGCTTTGATGCTGCTGAAGAATACAAAGATTTGCTTCCATGAGCCTGTACGACTACATAATTAAGAAGGTGGGCCGGTGTATTACGCTGGCTCCCTTCATGTGCATGATTCTTGTGTGTTCCTGCCGGACGGTAAAGTACGTGCCGGTAGAAAGCAAGGCTGATAGTGTCGTAGTGGAGAAGCTGGTGGAAGTTCAGTTACCGCCAGACAGCGCCACTATCCGGGCCTTATTGGAATGTGACGAGAACGGGAAAGTCGTACTGAACTGGCTGGATATCGCTAATAGCAAGAATGCCCAGGCACAGCTGACTATTGACAGTCTGGGAAACCTTCTGGCAAAGATGAATACACAGCCGGACACGGTCTACCTGCCATCTAAAGAAGTGACGGTTACTAAGAAAGTGAAAGAACCATATCCAGTAGAAAAAGAACTTACTATGTGGCAAAAGATCAGGCTGAATGTTGGTGGCTGGGCCATAGGGATAGTGATTATCACGGTTCTTATAGTTGTAGGAAAATTGGTTTATAAACTCAAAAAAAAGGAAGGAGGTGTGCTATGAAGTAAGATTTATCTCCCTTTTGAAACGAAAAGCAGCGTCCCCGGCAAGCGTGTCGGGGATTTTTTGTATGTTTGCTGAAAATAAATTTTATGGCAGAGTATATAGATATAACCAATTGGAATGAGAAACAGTACTTCAATACAAAAGGTACAAGAAATAAGTGTGTTGTCAGTAATCCTAATGATGACTCAATTTATTTTTTTAAAACTTCTATGAAGAAAGAAGGTAAAGACTATAAGCCGGAGTTCTGGTCAGAAATAATCGCATCGGAAATAGGAAATGTGCTAGGGTTTAATGTACTTGAATATAATATAGCTAAACATGGTGATGAAGTTGGATGTATATCAAAAACGATGAATGGGGAGAATGAATGTTTAACGGAAGGCATAAATCTGTTAACAGGATATGATAATACATATGATCCAGACTCAAAGGAGTCTTATAGTGCCTATACATTTCATTTTATAAAATCGGCTATTGATAGTTTTAGTTTTAATAACATAGAAGACATTATCAAGATGATAATATTTGATGCGATTATAGGAAATAGTGATAGGCATCAAGAGAATTGGGGATTTATTACTCCGTATAAAGAAAAAGAGTTGTCGGAAGAAGAAGTCACTAATATTTTTTCAAAATTAAAAGAAAGATTCAAAAGGATTAAGGATTCTGTTTCAAAGAATGGCCTTAAACATGAAAGTACAGATAAAATACGTGTGACTTTGAAAATATTAAAAATGGAAGGTCGATTTGCTCCAATATACGATAGCGGATGTTGTTTGGCGAGGGAAAAAGATGAAGAGACTGTTCTAAAAATGCTAAATGATAAGGTAATGTTAGAAAGCTTTATAAATAGAGGTAAATCAGAAATAAGATGGAGTACTGATGGAAAGAAACTAAATCATTTTGATTTGATACGTTGTATTCGAAACGAATATAAAGAAATTGTAGATGAGATTATAAAGAAAGTTATATCTTTGTATGACGAAAAGAAAATTGAAAATATAGTTGTTAATATAGATAGGAATTTACCAAAAGAATTGCAAGAAGGTTATGGATTATCAGAAAATCGTAAGAAACTTATTTGCAAATTAATAGATGAAAGAATAAAAAAGCTAAATGATATTATTTTATGAAGCGGTATATAAAACAAATCTATCTTATTTGGCGTCGTGGAAGAAATGATTCAAGGATAAAAGTTGGAGTTATTACAAAAAACCAAACAGAAGGAGTTCGATTTAGATACATACCTTCTGGGATAAAAGATGCGATAGAAAAAGGATTTAATATGTATCCGGACTTTCCTAATCCTGATATTGTGTATAAGAATAATGTGTTGGAAACTTTTGCTCAAAGATTGACAAATACAGAAAGAGGAGATATACAAAAATACTATGATTATTGGGAAATCCTACCATCTCTAAAAAATAACAAGTTTTATGTATTGGCTCAAACCCAAGGTTTATTGTCTACTGACAATTTTGAATTCATAGCAGAATATTATCCTGTTAAAGGTTTGCGATTTACAAGCGAAATTTGTGGATTAACAAAAAGACAATTATCTTCTGGCACATTAGAAGTAGGAGAAGTGTTAATATGGAAATTAGAAAAGGACAACATTTATGATAAATATGCAGTTCATCTATATAAAAAGAATGGTCAGGAAGTTGGGTATGTAAAGACTATTCATAGTAAAGTCTTTCATGATTCAAAATACAAAAGATTTGAAGTAAAAGTAAAGAGTTTAGAGCAAAATGGACATATAAATAGAGCTTTTATTACAGTATCCACAATAAATATTTAAATAGTCAAACAAAAGCCCCTTCCGGAATAATCCTGGTTGGGGCTTTGTTTTTTCAGATAAATTCCCCATCTTTGTGGTGCGTTACATATTTTATTTGCGTCGGAACTCGTTTTTCGGCCGTTGAGCAACTGACAACATTGTGTTTGCCAGTTGCTTTATCATATACGGTCCACTCCCGTGTGGTAGCTTAATGGCATCACTGTATTTCGACGCAGGAATATGTAACGCAGCGGGTCAGTGGGCCGCTTTTTATTCCCACAAAAAACTTAGGTATGGCTTATACAATCACAAAAAAAATCGTCAGCTATGGCCACTATGAGATTACCATAACCGACGAATGTGGGATTCCCAAATCTGCAATATGCAGCATGCAGATTTAATCAGCAGACTTTCTTCTGAACTCGACAAGGAACGTAAGGGCGCGGAGCAGGAAGTTATTGACTTTATCCTCTCATCATCATAATATCAGACCTCAGTTCGATGTACTCCTTATACTTTTCTGGATTATTCACGTAATCAATCACTCGGGAAATGGCCATATCAGCCTGTTTCTGTCGAACTTTAGTATAGTATCGAATAACTCCCTTAGATTTGTCCGAGTGTCCTAAGCAGTAGTCTATAATTCCGTCTGGAATGCCGATTTCTGAGGCATACTGAGCAAATGACTTTCGGGCTGAGTAGTAGACAACCTTTTCGGTTATTCCCAGTTTCTTTGCTAGGGACGCGAGCGAACGAGTGAGATATCGTGAAAAATTAGGGTATGAGAACTTGTAGCCGAAGTCTAGTCTGCCAGTATTTTTGTTCATCCATTCTTTGATTATCCCCTTCGCTTCTTCAGGTATGGTGAAGCTGATTGTTCTTGTCCCGATGGCAGTATTTTTGGTCTTTGTCCGGACATATTCCAGAACTTCTGTATCTCTGAAATCAATCTGAAGTAAATCTATAAGATTAATTCCTCCCAAATAGAATGAAAGGCAGAATAGGTCGTGTGCTACATGGTATTTTTTTTCTTTAGGGGTAGCTAATCTGATTCTATTGAATGCTTCCAGTGAGATATCAATTTCTCTGACCGGAGAAGCTGGAATAATATAATCAATGAACGGGTGTACGCTATAATTTACCATCCTTCGTTTCACTCCTTGATTGATGATTACTTTGATATGCCGCATGACTGTGCCCTCAGTTGCTACACTGAGGCATTTATTCCTTTTAAGAAATTTCGAGAATCCTGCAATCAGTTCAGGAGTGATGTCCATCAGTGCAATGTCACCGCGTAGAAATTCACAGAAGTATTTTTCGCTCAATCTGATAATGCTTGCATACTTATCCCGTCCGTCCAGAATGAGTTCTTTGATGTACTCTGTTGAAACACTTTTGGATCAACGTAAAAACCTGAGGAGTAATTCTGATAAAATTGTATCTTTGCCTACA